TTCTCCATCGGCGGGATGTAATTCTTCACTTTTGAAGGCTGATTTTATGATTTTATTATCTTTTATTAAAACGTGATAAAAAAATGCTAGTTTAAAGGGGCATTTCCATTTGAGAGTTCCGTCCTTCTTCAATTCGCCGTGTTTGTTTGAAAACCCGCACATTAATTTTCCAGAAAAGCCCTCCTTTGGCATTCCCTTATCCGCCGCGAAATTAGAGTAGGCATCTTTCTCGGTAAAATTATCAACCGTTTCTTGTGTCGCTGCTAGATAATGTTCAAACCCCTTTAGAGTATCGTCAGAAAATTTGACTTCTTGAACTGGGTTTTCCGGGAATTGCAAAAAGATAAATCTTACAATCGGAGTCTTATCGGGGTATAACTTCTTGACCGCGAGAGAATACATCAGGGCTTGGATGGAAGAATGCTCGTCAGAACCCGAAAATTTCATTTTGGAACTTTTATAGTCTTGGATGATAATAAATTCGTCCTTGAGGGCTATAACGTCCACTGTTCCATAAATGTTGTATTTAGGAGATTCGTTCTTAATCTTGAAACGATATTCCCGCCCGATTATTTTGCTGCCTTTAATGAAGAAGTCTGTATTTAATCCAACTAGAATCATGGCATCAATCTTATCAAAAATTTCTTTATCTGGAGGGAGATGGTTTTTTTTGATTAGTTTCTTGACTAAGCGTTCGGTAGCGGGATGGGCGCAGACTGTTTTAGCTTTGACGATGGGTTTAAAGAAGTGTTTGTGACGCGGATTAAGTAGACACTCGAAGAACGAATGACAGCAATTACCCTGCAATGCGCCTCTGTTATCTTCCTGTGGTAAATCAAGAACGTATCGACAATAGTAACTCCAGCTACATGACTCTAAAGTTTTTAGGGCTGAACTACGCTGATAGTTATCTCCGTCAGAAACATAAAATGAAGCATCTGTTTCTATCTTCACAGATATTTTTCCTTATACTCTAAAATCTCGGCGGAAGTCATCATTCCAAAATCATTCTTCGGCGGGAGAGCGATTACTACTTGGCTTTCGTCAAAATAGTTTAGTAACTCCTCTTTAATATCTTCCGCAGCGCGGTTTCCCACGAAGTTATTTTCGAAGTCATTATTTGTGGCTATGATAATTTTGCCCACGTCTAATTTGAGGAGATGTTGGATAATTTTAGTGCTGAGATTTACGCCGAAGAGAACGATGACGTTTTTTATACCGTTGTCGAAAAGTTGCAAAAAATCTCCAATCGATTCTACCAAAAGTACTGAGTTATTTTGCTTGATGTATTGAGTAAACTGAGGAAAGACCCACGAGCTTTTTACTCCGAGGTGCTTCCAGCGGATGTCGGCGTCTGTAATTGACCGTCCTGATAAGCCTATTAAATCATCCCCCTCCCAGATTGGGAAAACGTATCGGCCATTCATCCTGTTTTTGACTGCAACCCCGCCGCCGAATACATCTAAAGTAGCATTTGATACCCCGCGAGAGTTCCAGTAAGAATTGTCTTTAATTAGCTTTAGAAGTAGGGTTTTATCGAATTTCTTGGTTTCTGTCAGTTCTGTGCATTCCCCGTTGTAAATGGAGATGGGTAAGTCCTTCAAATACGCGGCGGAATCGCTCAGGCTTGGCAGTTTAAGCGTTATTTGCACGAGTTGGGCTAAAGTCCCGCCTTTTCTCTCTACGAAGTCAAACCAAAAACCCGTGGTCTTATTTATGGAAATCGCGGTATTGTTATCTCCGTCGCGGTAAATTGCCCTAGTAGACCATTCGTGGCCGCAATCCGTCAGGTTTGTATAGCCGATTTCGTGGAGGATGGAGAGAATGTCGGTCATACGTATTCCCATTTGAAACCGCCAGAAGTTTTGGCTTTTCCCTTACAGACCTTCACAATTCCACCGGCTTCTATATTTAATGCTTTTGACGCTATTCTAATTCCATCCCATATTTTTATAATTTGGCCAGTCTTTTTATCTATTTGTTTAACAGACTTTCTTTTGTCTTTGTTATTGTTACTTAATTTGGATTTGCACGTGGCTTTGATTTTTAATTTTATATGCTCTGGCATAATTCTACCGACATTATATTTGTTCCCCATATTAGCTTTAGAGATTCTTTCTCTAACTTTTTTAGAGTGTGTCTTCCCAAAAAACGGATTATCTTCTCCTAGTCTGGTATTTTTAAGTGAACTTGATATTTTATTTTTTGTGTCTATAGATAGTTTCTTGCCCTCGTGGGAATGAGAGATTTTATTACGTATTTTTTTTGAAAGGTGTTTTCCGAAACCCTTATGGTTTTTCCCGCTTCTTGATGCGTATATTCTTTTCTTTTCTTCTCCAGAAAAAACTCTCAAATTAAAATTTCTACCGATTAGACATACATTATATCCGTGTCCAAACTCTGTTAATGATTTATAGAAGTCAATAAACGCTGTTTCCAACGCAACCACCTCCAAAATATCTACGTTCTTATCATCAAAGAAGTGAAGGATTTCTATTTTAAAATTATCTTTACCATATTTAATCATTGCATGATTAATTGGATTGTTTGGATGATTTTTGTAATAATATGCTGCAATGCGTCTTTTTAAATTTGTACTCATGCCAACATATCTTTTATTATCTATGATATTTGTGAATAAATATATACCCGGTAATTTCGGAATAGTATCTTTGATTTTAGTATAAAAGTTCATTTCTATCCTATGGTAACGCAGTCAGGGGTAAGCCTAGAAGTCCCTTCTAAGGGGAACATAGGATAGTAAAATTTCTTACCGTTTGCTGCGTTAAAATATATTACACCTAATTTCATAAAAGTTATAAAGTTTCTTCAACTATTTCGGGTTTATCCGAAACTAAAAACTGAGCATTAGCACGAGCGATTGAATCTTTTAACGAGCCACATTCAGTTACTTTAAAATTCTTAATATCAAAATTTACAAAGTTATTTATATACTTTTTCTTTCCATCGGGAAAGACGCGTAAAATTTTGTCCTGATGGCCAGCGGCATCGCGCCCGCAGAATCTGTTGACCAAGCAAATTAATTTGTGTGAACCTGATTCAATAGTGTCTAAAACTATTTCTTCCGAGACTCTCCTTCTTAAAATCCAAACTCCGCTAGAATACCATGTGATTCTGTCACTGACCGCCACCGAACTCTCATCATCGTTTAAATCTTCTACGCTTTTATTACTCGTAATTCCTTGTCTGTTTGACTGCACAGCAGAAAGGACTGGACACTGTAATTCTTCTGCGAGTTTCTTAAGGGCGTCGACTTTTTCGCCCATAAGGGCAAACTCTGATTGGTTGTAGCCTAATTTATCCAAAGCTTTAATATAATCAAAACAAATCAAACATTTATTACCTCGACCCACTTTTTTTAAATACCATCTGCGGGCTATAGAAATTACTTGTTCTATCTTTTTATTGCCAATGGCGTAGTGGGTAACATTATATTCTGTTTTAATACCTTTTAAGGTGTCTCTTACTCTTTTAAGATAATCGGGATTCTTTCTAAAGTTCCCAGTTTCTATGAACCACATTGGAACTCCACTTTTTGCGGCTATCGTTCTAAATTGGACTTCTTCTGTCGATAATTCGGTGTCTAAAATTAGGACCGGACATTTATGCATCTTACTCATCTCACTCGCTGTTTCGTCAATCCAATTACTTTTACCAGCCTTGGCTCTTGCAGCGATAATATATAGATTTCCGGCACGTAGACCCCCATACAATCTATTAAATTCCGGGTATGGCGTCTGTAGGCCCGTTTCTTCAACGGGATTATTTCCCCTTTCCTCGACCAAATCTTCCATCCCATCAAACAAATCAACTTCACCATCTTCTACTGCAAATGAATTAATTTTTGCTCCGTAGATTCCATCAATTTCGGTTATCGTAGCTTCAAGCTCTTGGTTGACTGATTTTTTAATGTGGGATTGAATCTCATTGCAAGTCCCATCTATTTCCCTTAAAACGCGGAGCTTGACTAATTCCTTACAAGCCTTAATCGTAGCGTCTTTTGTAAGAGGTGTAAAAGTTATGCTTTCGAGGTAAGAGAAAATATCAATTTCTCCTTTGAACGCTATCCCCAAATTCTTAATTTTCTGTGCCAGTAAAACCTTGTCAATTTTCTCATTTGCGAGATAAGAAGATTTTAGGACACTATAAATCGTACTATGCGGTTGAGCCACGAAGTCTTTCTCAGACATGAAAGATTCGACTTCTGCCAAGATATCGGGATTATTTACAAGTCCAGAGAGAGCGTGGCGTTCAACTTGAATCGAAGATAGTGACATTTCCTAATAACTATATCAGGATTTTCGGGAAAAGTCAAGGATTAAGCTTCCTTAAATTCTTCTTCCCCGTCTTCCGGCGGTTCCATACCCATCATAAACTCGGCCTTTTGACTTTCAACGCCCAAGTCTGAAATGGCTTTACTCCACGCTCCGATGTGTTGTTGTAATGCCAAACAATGAGCGGGGGAATCAAAAGTAACGGCCTCTTCGGGATGCCCATGCTCCGAGTTAAAGTAGAAAACGATAAATCCGCCGACACAATGCTCGTTCAACTGGTCAAGAACTTCCTCTGGAATTCTGCCGTCGTTTTGCGGGGCTTGTTGTTCTTCTTTCATACTAATAATTACACTTTATTATAGCAGAAAATATTCAGAAGTTATGGCGTAATTTACTCTTTACAAAGTAATATCAAATTTTTCTTTGAAGAAGGCGGGGGAAAGTTTGTCTACCTCATCATAATTGATTCTGACCAACTGAAATTCGTTCTTCTCAAGCCAAGCGTCTTTTTTTATATCATTTTTAATTGCGGCGAGATACTTAGAGGGGCTGTTGTTATGAAACCATCCCATCTCATTATGTTGCTGGCCGTCAATTTCAACTGCTATCTTTAGGGTAAGATTAACGATATCTACCTTCAATAAAGACCCGAAGGCAGGGAATTCTTCGTAGCAAAGCATATTAGACCAAAATGGCTTAAGAAATTGCTTCACATTAAACTGTAACTTCGACCGACTCTTACCGTCCCAATCAATCAAATATTGGGAGACATTTTTATTAACTAATTTACCGTATGTATTATAGAGCCTCATTTGAAGTTGCTCCGGCCACTAATTTTTTAATTTTAGTATATAGAAACTGTGATACTTTTGGGTTGGCTTCAAAAAGTTTTACGCATTTATCTTCGCCCTGTATCTTTTCGGGGAAATCGGGGTTAATCTCTCGAATTTCTTTAAGAACGGATGAATCAAATTCAATCCAAGAACCCTTGCTTTTTAACATTTGATAAAACAAACCCAAATCATACAATTCTTTTTCAACCCATATTGAGTTTCCGGCTTCACGCCCATAGATAATAGGATACCTTACTGTCTCTCCCGTTGTCTCGTTGGTCGTTTTTTGTAGTCGTATAATGCAGTTATGTCCAATCTTTTTGCTTTTATACATTTCGCCGTCCCAAAACATGTCAATCTGACCATTCTGAACTGGTAGAAATTCAAAAGCCCAAGAAGCGGCGTGTTCAAGACTCCTTCCGCCGGAGGTCTTCATTTGTTTCCAAGCGGCTTGCTGTTTCCCAATTTGAACTGTATCTCGAAATTGAGAAATCATTATGGTCGTGTGGCCAAGTCGCGGCAATAAGATATTAAAACATTTAAAAAAATGTGAAGTAATAGCCGTAATTCCGCCTTTTTGAGAAGACTCTCCAAAGTCAACGTCGAAAGCCGCTCTAGGGGCAAAATTATCCATCGAGTCCAGAACAAAAATGTATTGTTTATCTGTAAAATATTTTCCGCCTGAACCGATTAATCCTTTAATTGTGTTGCAAACGGTCTCATATTCGCGGGTACGAATAATATAACAGGTCCCATCTTCCCAATCCTCTAGTTTATCCACAAATTTTACCCCACATCTTTCAAGAAGGTTTTCGCTAAGGTCTTTATCTGAAAGAAAGTAAACTCCACGCCGATTTTTTTCTGAAAGAAATATTTTAGCGACATTTAGGGAAAATGAAGTATTATGGGTAAGATTAAATCCCTCGGTTAGGTAAAGATTATCTGGTGAGTCAACTTGAATACAGACGCATTCTTTTTCTCCGGCGGGTTGGATGTCTACTATCAGTTTTTCGGATTCAAAAATTCTATTTTGATAGAGATTTTTTTTGCGTTCGAGAATAAAGGGACAAAAATTTGAAAAACTCATTCTAACTCTGTAACTTATATGACCTTTCTTTTTGATTCCTTTATGAGTAAAGGATGTAATTCTGCTTTTGTAAGTGGCTCGCCCTCCTAAACTTCTTACTAAAAAGACTACTTGTTCTGCTAATTTAATGGATGTCGAAGAAAATTCCGCTCCACTATTTTTATCTGGCCGAGTATTATTGCCATCGGTATCCATTAATCCCTGTAGAATTTTTTTTCTGTTGAGAATAGAGGAGTATAAGTAAGTTTCAGGAATAAACTTATCATAAGACAACTTACCCCATAATCCCATCTCGGTAAGGGTATTTCTTAATTTCGGGGAATAGATATAATATTCGTATCTCCTTGTTTTTCCTATTTTTTTAATTCTTTTATCAGAGAATTTAAGTCTCTTGTCTATCTCGTTCAACAATTGTTGGTCAGCCGTAGTATATGAAACCTCATTCTTCCTTCTAAAAGAACCGTCTCCAAGCAATAACCCTAATACATATGGGTCTATTGGTAGTTTTTCATTTTGGGTTTTAAACTCGACAGCCTTAACATAAGGAATGGAATGATTTTTATGGTCGCCTATTTTTAACGTTTGCTTAAGAAAGCCGGTCGTCTTTACTGAACCTTTTTTATTTCGCTCTCTGTCATTTTGGTTTCTGGTCAGCCACAGATGCTCATCGCAACAATAAACCTCTGTATAGTCTTCAAATATAACCTTATTAATTTTTTTTATCCCTTGGGGGAAAATATTAAGAACTTGTTTTGCTTTCCCATCGGAACCAATAACAAGACAGCTCTGTTTCAAATCCCCGATTGATTTCCATCCATAGGGGGTCATTACTTTACTATCAATCGGCTGTGCTTTACCTGCTTCGGCTGGACCCGCGCAACGGACAATGGTGTTATGCAACCCCCCGCCGAGTTGTAGGTCGAATTTAAGGCTACCAGTTGATATTTCGTATGACTGAGGCTCAATGTCGTTGAAGTGGCCGTTTTTGTCGAGAACGGCTTGCATCCTTGCTTGTTGTGAATCTGTTTTTTCTTCTGGTTTTTGTATTTTTTCTTTTGCCATAAATTAATATTGTATCTTTGTATGTTTATGCGGCGGATTTTCGTAAAGTAACTCTTCAATACGCGATAGTCTCTCTTCGGGAGTCAGGCCCTTTAAACCGGACAAAAACTGACGCTTGGCTTTATTGTATTTCTTCCAGCGACAGTCTTGACAGACTCCGCTTCCATCAACAACCTCGTATTTGTCTTTTTCGCATTCCAAGCAGGTCAATGTTGTGATTAGAGCCATAAATTACATTACCGATGTCTGATACATGCCAAGAAAATCCTTCAACGTGCGCGGCTTTTTCTCAATTATAACGTCTTCGCCGATTTTGGTGTTTTCGAGGGGGATGGATTCAATTTTCGGGGAGAAATCACTTGTTGATTTTTTATAATTATAAAACGCTTCCTGTAGGTATTGCTGGCCGTAATCCGCGATGAAATATGCGAGAGACGGAACCCTTTTGCCGTAGGGTGGAATCGCCGCCAATAAAAACTGCAAATCGTAAGTCTTAATGAGCTTTGAAGCAATTTTCATTTCGCGAGGCCAGAACCCCTTGTCCGAAAAACGCTCAGAATCAACGAATTTGTTGATTAGAATTTGCGGGTTGCTGAGTTTGCGACCGGATTTGCTTAACATACCTCTAATATTAGGGTATTTTTAAGATTTTGTCAAGTTAAAAACGTCGGGGCGTTTGGGATTTAACCCTTGTTCAAGCTGATAGTCAAAATCACACATGAGGTCAATGTGCTGTTTGAACGAGATTCTTTCGGGAATCCAGCCGAGTTTTTGTTGGGCTTTGGTTGAATCCGCGACAAGACGAACCACTTCATTTGGCCGAAGCAGCGTTTTATCAAATTCAACATAGTCATGCCAATCAAGATTAAAATGTTTAAATGCCAAATCTACATAACTGGTTCCCCAATTCGCGATTCCATTGCCTAGGACGTAATTTTCTGGTTTCTCTTGCTGTAACATTTGCCACATACCCTCACAAGAAAAGTCCGCCCAACTTTCGTCTCTAGCCCACTCTAAATGTCCTAGTTTTAGTTTATCCTGCTTTCCGAGCGCAATTCTAGCTGCTGTATTGGTAATTTTTTTGACAGCAAAGTCCAGAGTTCTTTCACAATTGGAGTGATTCCCCAAAATACCCACACAACAAAACATACCTATATCGGTAGAATCGCGATAGAAATTCATCCATCTTGCCCCTAACTCTTTCCCAATTGAATATGCACTTCTAGGATTCCAAGGGGTATTTTCATTAAATGACCCGCTTTCTATCCCGCCAATTAGTTCGCTGGTTCCCGCGAAATACGTTCGAGTGCTGGGGCTAAAATTCTTAAGACATTCAAGAAAAAAATATACGCTCTGACCATTAACTAAAATACATAATTCTTTATTTTTGAAAGACTCTCCGACGTGTGAATTGGCTGCAAGAAGATATAACTCATCAATCCTACTGTGTCTTTTAAGTGTTGACTTAAGACATTCATTGACGCTATTCTGGTCAGAGATGTCACATGGCTCAAAATATAGTTCGGAATTTGGATATTTAGTCAACTCATCTTGAAAAAGAGATTTCATTTTACTGATATCCCAATATGTGCTACGCCTATAGGTTAAAATAACTTTATAATCTTTACTTAACAAAAGTCTTGTTAAAGCTTTCGCGTCCATACCATTTGCACCAGTTATAAGGGCTATATTATTCATTTTCATGTATCATTATATTAGACGATTAGAGGGATTTTATCCAAAAAACTTTTATTTACATACCAATCCTCAAACGGAAGTCCTCGCGGGTCTTTTGCATCATCAACAATTCTCATAAATCCCCTGTTAGTTAGTAGTTCGAAAAGCTGGTTCTTCTTTTCGGGGCCGTCTTTGTAAGAGTTGTGCTCAATCGTAAGCAGGGTTACGTTCCACTTATTAAACGGAAAATCTTTCAAGGCTCGGTATTCACAACCCTCGATATCCACGGACATATAATCAATATTTAGGGGCGCGTTATTGGCCGTCAGAAGGTTATCCAAGGTATCGCAATCTACGAGATGACGGTTAGGAGTTTCAGAAACGGTGTCTTCCCCGAAGTAAATCGTTCCCTTATAATCCATCACCGCGACTTTAAGATTGACGCTTTTGCGGTTGGCGGCGAGTTTGTCAAAGATGTGAGGCGCGGGTTCGATGCAGATACCCTTCCATCCGAGTTCTTTTTCGACGAAGTAAGTGTTGCTGGATTCTATTCCGTCATACGCGCCGATTTCAACGAAGTATCCGTCTTTCTTAAAGTCAAGAATTTCGCATACCCACTTATCTTGTTCGGCCTGTGAGTAGTATTGTGTCATTGCTTTCCAATAATCTGAAATTCGGGACAAGGTATGATAAACTTGCCACCCCTATCTAAGAACTCCTTTTCTCGTTCGACGAATTCCTTGACGAACGGCCAAGCAATCATTAAAAGATAGTCCGGCTTTCTCGCGCGAGCTTCATCTTCGGAGATAATCGGAATGTTTGACCCGACTGTAACCAAGCCATATTTATAAGGAGAACGTTCAGCGATGAAATCAATCAAAGTTTCATCCAAGCCGTAAACTTGTAACATGGTGTTACCCTTTGTACTTGCTGCATACGCGCCAACAATTTTCCCCTTGGCTCTTTCGGCTTTAATAAATGAAACTGTTTCATGTTTTAATTTTTGGATTTGGTCTCCAAACTTCTTCCATGAGTCAAGATTAGTCATGTCAGCATGGGTATTTTCGTAAGTAATGAGGGAATCAATGCGATAATCATAAACTGCTCGTGCGGGCGCGGTAGAAAACGAGGTAACATTACGTTCTTTTCTTTGAAAATAAACTCGAACACTGCCGCCATTAACGTCATTTAAGTTCGCATCAACAATGACCATTCCGTGTTTTTCGAATAATTTTTTTAAACTATTTAAAGAATAGTAATAATAATGCTCCATTCCAATATTGTCATAGGCCATTTGTTGAAGCATTAGCGGAGAATACGATAATTGTATAATAAAAACGCCATCATCTTCCAAAATTTTCTTAATTTCTTCAATAAAGTCACCCGGCTTTTGCAAATCATAAAACATAGCAATACAAGTAATAACCTTTGCTTTTTGACTATATCCTGCTTTGGCGTAGATATCTGCACTAAAATAATCTTGAATAACTTTATCTGCTACTTTTGAAGACTCTGCCAGATAGGTGTCATCGGCGGGGTCGACACCAATTTTAATAAATTCACTTGGAATAAATTTAAACATCGTTCCATCGTTGCAAGCAATATCCAGCCATATATCGCCTTTCTTATATTTAATCCTACTGCAAATTTCATCGACAATATTCTTAAGGGCGTCTCTCATTGTCTGATTAATACCGGACCTATACCAATATTCTCCCCACATTTCGCTGGCTGGCGGCTGTTCTGTAAGATGCGCGGCTCCTATTTCTTCGTCCAATACCAAGTCGTAAGAGTATTTCGGCCAGTTGATATAATCCGCTTTGCTCTTTACGAAGCCAGAGTTGTAAAATTTGCCGAGTTCAAGAAGTTTTTTCATGCTATTATTATATTCTTTCAAGGACATTTTCAATATGTTTTGTGAAATTTTCATGGCTCCAAGCGTCGTAGAGCGGTTGAAGCGGCGCGAAACCATTTTTAATTATTTCCTTAAGGGGTGTTTCTTCCACACAAATCGAGGGTTTTACGCGATTTATATGGGAAAACATGCTGCTTTTACAGATGGCGATTGGCTTTCTTACTGATAAAAAGTAATCCGTCACACCGGAAATTCCGTTGTAATTATCGTAATACTGGTAGAGGTAAATATTTAAATCATTCCCCGCCAAAAACGTCAAAAGCCCATCGTCATCCAAAAATTCTTCACTGAAAACGAGATTGATATAGGGTCTAGTGATGAGGCTGCGACACTCGGCTTTAATCTCTTCCAGTTCGTTCTTATTGGGAATAAAATGCGAAAGAGTCATATGCATTTTCAAATCCACGGGTTCATAAATTTGCGCGTTTACTAATTTACAAATATCCTGAAAACGCTTCACCTTAAATCCGAAACCGAAGGTTCCTATGGTTAATTTGCCATTCGGCGGGAGAGTTTTATCCCACTTAAATAAAGGTCGCGGGAGCGCGTAATTATTTCCATTTTCCGGGTATTCGGGGATTTGATGTAAGTAAAAATCGAAGACGTGAGCGTATCCTACATTGTGAACTAATAGTCCTTGCTTAATACCTTTCGCGCGGCAGTAGTTTAACTCATAAGCCCCGAACCAAGGCATAGTATCAGGGAGATAATTGTAGATTATAATGTCGGGTTTGAGTTCATTAACTTGAGTTCGAAAGTTGAGTTTGTCGTATGGCTCATAATAGAATCCGCGATAATTGACTGAGGTTTTGGCAAAAATATTTCCTACCCTTTTTCCGAATTGATACACTCCACACGCTTTTTCGCGATGGTTAATAAAAAGTACTGTTTTCATGCTAAATTTCCACTCCCATATTTAGTTTTTCTCTTAGGATAATATTCTGTAAATTGATGAACGAGGGGACAATTCGTATTAACCCAATTAGGATTACGATTACATTCTACGATGTCGGGGTTAAAAGTTTCAGATTCTCCTATTAAAGAAAATATGGAGGGAAGTAAAACATCATGCGCGAACATAGCATAAAATGCCGCGCACATTTCGTCAAGAATAGTAGGGTATTTGTTTAAGATTTCCATCGCTTGCAAAAACTTAAACGCATTGAAAACGCAGGGCGTTGCTCCCCACTTGTCAATCGGTTTTCCGCCGTACTTTAATAAAACTTGATTAAGTTTATCTAATTGCCCTTGATTAACATTTATTCGCGAGCCAAGCAACGCCACTCCGTCAGGAATCGTCAATTGTCCGCGAACTAAAGCATCAGGGTCTAACATAAGAATATAGTCAGAATTTAAGAAGGGAATAGCAGAATTCAGCCGATTAATTACGTCCAATGTTGCTCTTTTAACTGCTCCGGGGTGAAAAGCATCTACTTTGCCTTTAAGGGCTACGCTTAAATGGTCTTCTTCTTTAGTTGCTAAGAGATTCATTGTCTCTGTCTCTAAGAATTTGAAATTTATATTTCCTTCGTAGAATAACCGAATTGGAATTCCGGGGTAGACCCGTTTTAAATAGAAGATTGAAACTCGCGTGGCTTCAAGTTCGTCAAAACATGTAAAGTAGACTCCTAGTTTATTTTTCATTCAGGTAGCTATTATACTTCGCGGCGATATTTTTCCAATCAAATTCGGCGGCATAATCTACTATTTCTTGCCGATGACTGACTGAATAAAGCCCATTTTCATGTATGGTATATTGTATAAAATCATAATTGTTTAATTGACTATCCGGTATAACGGATATGAACTTCTTCGATAAATCAAGGTTTTCAATGCAAGCCTCTGAGATAACTAAACCAAGGCTAGATGCCAAGGCTTCGAGACATACTAAAGGTTGTAATTCAGATTCAGACAAAAGAATTAAATTAGTAAAATGGGGGAGTTTATTATAAACATCTTCCCTTGACCATTCCCCAAGATAATTCCTATCTTTGATGTCAAAATCAGGAGATTCGTTTTTCCCAGCGAAGAATAATTGAGGTATTTTTGCTTTTTGGAGTTGGGCTTGTCTTTTCCGGGCGTCTATTTTCCCTAAACAGATACTGTTGCCGAATATAAAGTCATTCCCGCCGGTTTTTTTTGTAAGGTTTATCCAAGGTTTAAAATCTGATATACTGACACCGTTGGGGAGTATTTTGATTCTATTAGGTGATATACCGAGTTTAATTAGGAAATCTTTCTCGAACTTGGTGAGACTAAAAAATTCGCAATCATAGAGGTATTTTCTAACTACCATTTCGTGAAGTCTAATCGAGTGTTTATAGCTTCCGTCGTGACACGTGACAATTTTCCTGCATCCAAAATGTGGTAAAATTTCATAATGACAGCCATAGTGGAGGTGGATTACGTCAGGATTCACCGACTCAACTTTATCATAAGTGGCCGCAGCAGTCTTTTCATTAATGATAATCGTTTCGTGACCGAGTGTTTTTAATTGCTCGCTTTGATTATAAACCACGGTTTCCAAAGCTCCCCATGAACGAGGAGGAATTTCGATTTGACCCGGTGCTATAAAACAGATTTTCACTTAAATTAATGTTAGTTTATAATAAAAAGACGGATGACAAATCAGTGAATCGTTGCCTATATAATATGCTGTAGGATTATAAACAAAGTTCTTTTCTTGTTTGGCCCACTTATTGCGGATGCGCTTCTTTTTTGTCCTTGGAAAACGATTCTGTCTTCGTTCCATACAAAGGTCGGATTGGATAATCTTTATGCCTAAAAAATTAGGAATTATAGAGTCCATTATATTTCTCCAATACCCTCTTAAGATATTCCATTTGATTTTCTACATCCAATATAAGACCGGCAAAATTCTTCTGTTTCTCTATTAGTTCGGCGGCAGAAAATTCAAAATACATAGCCAATTCATCAAAATTATTAAAATGTTGGATTATACTATCTTTACAAAGGGTAGGTAGGATTCTTTCTTTTAGGATAAATGGATGATACCAGCTTACTTGATTGCATAGGCTTGACTGTAAATGTATTAGTAGACTATTGGAGTTCATAGCCCAAGGGATTCGGTCGAAAGAATTTGTATTTCCGTCAATATTTAAAATGTATTTATATTTAAGTTGCTCTTGGATGCTGCAATAATGACTCCCAATTAAATCCATATCAATTCCGCGATTGCCTAACATTTCTTTGTTAAAGTGAACAAAATTTGTAACCTTGGCGTAGATTCGGGGGTGAAGGTCTGGGGCGTGGCAAAAATCTATGCGTTGATTGGTTAGATTATCGTTAATAGCCCCCGTGTCAGAGCCTACAAAGATTAATTTATCTTGTTTGTTTTTAAAGGACAAGGTATCAACAATTTCGGGGTTGTTAATATATCTAAAAATGTGAGGGTCAGGAATTTGTATGTGATTTGAATCGGGCGCGGCAGAGAAGCAAAGGCGCGTATATTTTTCATCAGGAGCGACTCCATCCCCGGCGGAAATTATAATCTTGCAGTCCAGATTTAAATTATGTTTCTTAATGACTTCGGTGAATAATCCCCAAACGAAGCCTACCCTTAATTTATCTTGAGAATTACTAGCCCCGATTATTTTCATCGTCTGACCCTTTATTTCCAAAGCAAATTCCAAGTCGCGGAGAGGCCAATTTTCGCGGCAACGTAAATGCCGGATACAATTATGTTCGAAATTCTTTTCGAGGCAAAAATCTATGAGTTCTTTACTTGTGTATGAAGTAGACATCTTTCCTTTCTAGTTCGTAGTTTTTGAAGCGGCTCGTAAAAGGTTCCCCGATAAGCAGTTTTTTATCAGCTAGTAAATGGCGGAATGTATAATTACCCGTCCAAATGTCAGAATTAAACGTAGGTGTACCAATTTTGATACGTTCTCGACAGAGGGTATTAAGAAAAAGCATAGTATTTTCGTAATTACCGCCGATTACGCCCATGTTTATCAACTCCCATTCGTATTGGTTGACGAAAAATGACATGTAATTCTCCCATCCGACCTTTTGATGGAATTGTAAATATGGAAATTGGAAAAGTTTAATGCTGTCCTTGCAGATGAAGTAATCCATTTCGGGGAAATCTTGTAGGATTTGGGAGGGGTCTTTTACTACTGTAACGTCCGAGGAGTCCGTCATAAAGACTGAATCAAATTTATTGTTTTCGAGATAATTGCGGTAATAGAAAAAACGTCCGTCGTTATATGAGTAGGGCGAGTCTTCTACATAAATAAATTGAATACCGGGCGTGGTATATTTTACAACAAATTCAGGGGTAAGGTTGTCGTAGAAAATGCGAACTTGTAAATTGAGATTTTTAACTGATTCGTAAAAACCGCCGATGTAAGAAATATCGTTTTGTTTTACGCGCCCATCTTCTGCCATTCCCTTCAAATCAGGGTCTCCCATTTGGGGGTGTTGGCGTTTGCTGAAATATGTGGTAAGAATAACTGATGACATAATTATTCTCCGAAAACATCATCTATTAATTCAAAGGGGCATTGATTATATTTCTTTTGAAATTTTTTGGTCAAGGTAAGAAGACCCATGGAATACTGGCCGCGAGATTTAATGGATTTTAATTTGTTTATTTTTTGAATAAGTTTGATTATCTCAAACAAATCCTGACCCTTTTGAGTTTTACTAAAGGCATACATAAGATAATATTAGCCTACATTTCGTAAAATGTCAAGGATTAAATGAGGAATTTTTCTTGCTTCTTACGATGGGGATGTTTCGCGCCCTTAGTTTTTTCAGAATACTTTTGTTCAGCCTTGACGCGGACTTCATCTACGCCGGACATTCCCTCTCGTTTCTCGGAACACTCCTGACTAAGTGACCAAAGTTCTCCTAAATTGTAATTTTTGCCGCGCGTTTTATCGACGAATGACTTTTTATCGTTTGGGTCTATGACGGAATTAATTGCTACTTGGGGGTTTACAAATTGTCTCTCCCATACAACTCCCTTTTCATCAGTAAAGATATGCTCTTCGCTCATCCTCTGAACGACTTCCTTTACCTCTTTGGTAACTGGGTGTTGGAACGTGTAGAGTGGGATAATATTACTTGGAGTAACTAAAACGAATCTTGGCGGGGTCAAATGGAACCCACTTATTGTCCTTATTTAAAACTTCTGTTTTGATATCGGCGGGTGTCGCGGTGATGTTTTCTACCTTGAGGGCGGCGACGATAAGGTCGACGGTCTCTGTTCCTAGTTGTTCAGCATTTATCTTGATTTGCATATATGTTTTGTTTTTGTGTCTTTTTTGATTTGAAAATACATTTTTTCTATCCTTGGCTCTCTAATATCATCAAGGATTATTCATGTCGGGAAATTCTTCGGGTTTAACGGTCTCAGGTTCTCCAGAGTTTACTTTAATATGGCATGAGCATAAATTACCAGAACCCGGTTTATCCCAAAGTCCGGGGTTATTTGCTAGAAAACGCTTAATAGATTTTGATATCTTCCTGAATAAAATTTTCTTTTTAGTCTTAATCTTCGCCCTTGGAATTACGTGAATGTTACCCATACTTATTATACGTTTATTCTACAAAATTATCTGATAGACTCTTCTTTGAAGCCCAGAAAAGTACCCTGTCTTGGTTACTAGGAACGCTGCCGGGAATGTCTTGATTCCAAACCTTGGTCGGCGGGGCTGATTTAAAATTCGAGAAACCTTTTAAACTCATTTGTTTCTTGAAATCCAATAATTGTTCGTCAGTCACCGTAATCTCGCCGCAGCAAGCCTCCACGTTCGTTTCTAGCGACTTTGATGCTAAAAGTATCTCCCGCTCGGCATATCCAATCGCGAGCTTTAAAATGTCAATCTGCTCGTTAAAACAGTAGTTTTGGAGGATTGTATCAAGGGTTTGGCATTGACAAGGATAAAAATTGCCGTCTTTAACAGTAGAAAGGCCAATATTCGCGTGGTCAAAATACAACCCGTCAAACAATTGCGGAGGGGCGAATTCTCCCAAAATTGAGTGAGTATAAACGCCGATTTGGTAAGGCGTGACTTTGCCCGCAAAATTCGGGGTATAGACGTTTTTGAGGAGAACGGCAAAGTTATCTATAAATGGCTCCAGACAATATACTTTTCTCGCCCCAAGAGAAAGCGCGGTAAAAACGAAGTAGCCAGCATGGGAACCGATGTCTACAACTATGGGGTGGGTTTCTTTGTGGCCTTTGAGATTATAGCGATTATTGAAGAATACGTCTTCGAAGACTTTGGAATCGTTAGAAAAACTTCTAGTTATGATTTCGGGGGTCATATATCATCAAGAGCGTCTCTGATTTCGTCTTTATCGTCAGACAACTCTTCAAACTTACGCGAAGTATGACTGCGGTTTCCATCAATATAACCGCCTGCGCCCGGAATCGCATCCTTGACTAAGGAGATGGGTGAAGTTGCTATATCAAGGCCAGTTTTAAGTATTTTACCGAAGAGTCCCATATTAGTTAAACGTCGCCAATACTGCATCCACAAATTTTTCCTTTGAGAAGTCGGTTTGTAACTTTAATCCGGCGTGGTTGATACGGTCTTTTTGGACTCGTTGAATGGCTGATTCGCAACCAGCGATGAAGGCGTCTTCGGTGAACGAGAAAATATTACCAAGATTATAATTTCCAGTAGGCTGAAAAAACATACCATCAACCGCTGACTCCATACCAGAAGGTTCGACTAATACCGAATTTTCGGGGGTTGCCCATTCTTTGTGACCGTTGCAATTTAGAATAACTGCGTGTTTCCCCATGCCTACTGCATGGAAAGCTGGAAGGCTCCACGATTCCGTACCAAGGCTCACAATAATATTACAAGAATTTAAAAATTCATTATATAATTGATTCTGGGCGAGGGGAGGATAGAAGTTGACGTTGAAGGGCTTTGGTTGTCCTTGTAACATTTGACCAATTAACTGTTGGTTCTGCTGTTCGTTTAAAAAAGGGTTATATATCGCGCATTGCAGAGCATACTTAGGATTATTGCCGTATTTACGAATCCATGCCGGAATCGCCTTCGGAAATCCCTTCCTTTTCTCCCATTTTCCCGCGAAACAGGTTACTATTCGGTCGTCATTGTGATACTTTTTATTAATGGTTTTATAAGAGTAGTTGTCGAAACCTAACTGCAAAAATTGCGTATCTACTTCCACTGATTTAAAAACATCACAAGTATATTTTGAAGTAAAGTAAGTTTTGTTATTCCTAGCCGCGTTCCTCTCTGGAAGTGTGGGGCTATCCAATTCATAGAATGAAAGCAATGTCTGATTTTTAGAAAACGATTGAACACCGCCCGAAAGATGCCAGAGCTTTAGACATGGAATTTCGCGGGAATAATTCTCTAGTCCGTTTTGAATCTTGGATTGAATCCATTTATTAAATTCTTCGTTGGGAACTTGGTTGGATAGGTCAACGTTGCCGATGGGGAAAAAGAAGATATCGTATTTTTGACCATTTGCCTTTTCTTGCTCGAAAATAGTACGGAGAAGAAGATATCCAATATTGCCGAAGGATAAGTTATTTAGAGCTAGTTCAAATGCGATTTTTTGCATCTTATGTATTTTCTTTTATAAACTTTTGGACTGCGCTCATGTCCCAGAGTTGTCCCAAGCCGTAATTCTTCCCACGGGTTTTATTAAAGTTCGCGTCAAAAACCGATTCGGCGGCGTTAGTCATATTCACCGCCAAATCCTCAGAAATCCAGCCATCCCAAAATCCCTCTTCCTCGGCGGCTTGTTCAAGAACTCCTACAATTGCTAATTCCAATCTTGCTTTTAATTCAGTTTTCATAAAAAGTTGCGGAGCGATTTCTCGCCCCGCTCTTGGTATTGTCACGTTTCAGCTAAAAATTAGATGATTTCGTCATCTGCAACGATTTCTTGCTGGACTTCTGCAACTTTCGTTGGAGCGACCGGTTTTGTAGCTACAACAGGTTCTTTAGGTTTAGAAAGATAAACGCGAAGGTCTGGATGATTCTCTGACTTCTTAAATTTATTCGTAAAAATTACGACGTTAATTTGCTTATTAATGCCGAGCGGCACTAAATTTAGAACACCCGTTAGATATTTTTGGGTTGCACTTTTTTTCGACCATAAGGCTCCAATCTCAATTTGGTCTGACTTGGGCTTCGTGGTCGCGGGGGCGGTTGTGGTTTCACTCATAGTTTTTTGGTATTTTAGTTAATGTTTGTTCCAATTAAGGATATTCAATCATAACCTACTTTTCAAATTTTGTCAAGAACTATTTTTAGATTCCAATCCTAGATAGAAAATTAAGGATTTCTCCAATGAATAGCCTAATTTTAAACCAAATTTTCCAAATGTTCACAACTTTTAAGCTCGTCTCTGAGAAGAGTAAGTCCCTTTTTATGTAAAAGCATTGCGGTTTGTGGTGTAGTTTTTAATTTGTCAGCCACGTCCTGCCAAATCATCTTGCTTCGGCCACTATAGCGCAGTTTAAAAACCCTCTTAATTCTCTTATCGGGGATTTTAGATAATATATTAAAAATGTAGTCCTTGCTACCTTCCAGATTTCTGTGAGACTCAAAATAATTGTGGTGAGTTTGCTTGTCTTCGATGTGACCGTGGAGTTCTTCGCTTGAAGAGGGGACTATAAGTTTTCTGGCCGCAATGCTGTTAAGACAAAGATAACGCGCGTAATTCCCAATCCAAGAGGAAAGTTTGGTTTTCTTAGAGAGCTTAAAAGTATTAACACAATGTAAAATTAAAGTATCTCTCTCATCAAAAATGTCTTTCGGGCAAATACCCGCGTTAGTTAATCTTGATGTATATTTATGAATAGTGTGATAAAAAAGATTTTCATACTTCCGACAAATTTCGCTAAAAGCTTCACTGCTCCCTTCATTCTTTACCGCTGAAATAAGTTGTTTATCCGACCATTTTGTGATGTTAGAGTTATTATTCATGGAATATTTTATTGCTTTTATTTATATTTCCAATTGTAGTCATATCACCATGCTCTTTGGCTATTTCCGTCGTAATCCATAGCGGCTGTTGGTTAGTATAAAAAGCGGCCTCTAAATTTTCTTCTATTTTTACTATATTCTGAATGCTGTTTACGATGGCTTTCTCTATATTTCTTCTGATTAATTCTTATTTTAATTTGGTTCTTAGAGGTATATTCTTTATTTCTAACTGCTATTGATTCAGTATTTTGACGGTAATAATCATTACTCTTCTTCTTAAGCCTTTCTTTATTATTAGAATAAAACTGTTTACGGTAAGCAGATAATTTATCTTTGTTAGCCTCCTTGTAAATTTGATAATTGGCGTCTATTTTGATTTTATTTTTCTTTCTATAGTTTTTGTTATTTGTCAAAATCTTCTCTTTATTATTTAAAAAATACTGGCGGCTTTGGGGAATCCTACAAGTTTTACAACGACAAGAAAGACCGCTAGATTGCCGTTTGTCTTTATGATAATCTGTAAGAGACTTATCTTCTCCACATTTCGTACAAATTTTAGTATTCAATAATCCTTCGCCCATATAGATTAGAGTAACTAGGCGGGAAAAAGTTCAAAATTACTTATAAAATTTATTAAAACTTCGTTTAGGACGCTCCGCGTCGTCCTTCGGACTACTGCTACTAGATATATTTTCAGGGAAAAATAAGAAAAAGAACCCCCTAAAAACTAATTTCTTAGCTTTAGGGGTAACTAGAATCTTTTCGGAGGGGCATTTAGTTGTTTAATACTCGCAAGCCACACGAAGAAAAAATAGAGGCGAATCACACGCCTGACGACTACCATTGCTGGTGATGAGAGAGGTTCCTGAAACTCATTTACGCCGCCGAACACTAACGTCGGGTCAACTCGCATTTTATTGCAAACTCTTTTTATTTACAGCTATTACTGTAGCCCTTTTCCTTATTACTTGTTCCGTTCGGCATACGGAATCTCCCGCGATGGGGTAACTTGGCGACCTTATTCGATTATTCTCGACAGGCTTAAGGCACTCCTACCTTTTGTATTGTCCTATTATAACATCATTTTTCTTAATTTGTCAAGGTAAATTTTCATATAATAACCCATGACATATCTTTTATTTGTTTTTTGGCTCATTTTGGCGTCCTACATCCTCTTTGAAACAACGGCTTTTATTGAGTATATGCGACTTTTGCGGATAAAGTTTTTTAAGTATGAAGAATTTGACCGAAAGCAGGAAATTTTTGGAAATATTAATTATCCCACCTTCATTCGCGGGGAGTATCCGAATTTTCTGGGAAAGATGTTGACGTGTAAGGAGTGTTTAATCGTCTGGGCGAATATCGTGTTTTTTGCGGTAGTCGGCGGGTGGGGATGTTTTGGTCTGGTGGCAGTATTTTCTCTAATAGGGAGTGCGTTTTTGAAGTGGGTATTAAATAAATTTTATAATTAAAGTTTGGCTAAACCCGTATGAACTTCGTGGAACAGCGCATTTTAAAAGAAAACCAGCAAAGGATGTCTCATCCCCCAATCCCCGCGCCGATTTCTCAGCCCGTCATTGAATCGCCGGTAATCCCGCCACATATTTTAAAAGAGAAACTCCTTGAAAAACTCAACCCCAAGCCGAAGATTATCCAAAATCCCAATTTAAAATCTGAAATTGAAGTAGTCCATTTTGCCACACTTTTTGAATTCGCGCACTGGTATAGCGAAAACAAGGCTAAATTTTCAGAACTGCAACAAAAACCCCTCGACACTTTAATCGAGGCAAAAAACCTCACAATCGGCGGCTGTAATTGTGACCGAGAGAAGCGAAGATTCATCGCCGAGGATTATTTCCGCAAATTTTGGAGTAATAACAAGGCAACCGACCTTCCTGCTACACTTTTAAAAGTCCTCAATGCAAAAAAAGTTCTGTTTGGTGATTTTTTTAGTTTCCCCGCTTAATTAGTTGTAATTATACTTGTAGAATCTTCTTGCTATTTTGGGAAAAATAGGGTAGAATTTAATTGAATAATTATGGATAAAATGAAATTTAACGCCTTGGAAGAAATGGCGAACTTTACCTTTACCTCAAAATATGCAAGATATGATGAAAAAAAACTCCGTCGGGAGACATGGGAAGAAACAATTAGCCGCGTTGAGAAGATGCACCTCAAGAAATTTAAGTTTTTATCAGAACCAGACAAACAAGAAATAATTAAGGCTTTTGATTTTGTTAGAGAAAAAAAGGTAAGCCCCTCAATGCGTTCGGCCCAATTTGGTGGTAAAGCCATTGAGCAACATAACGCCAGAATCTACAATTGTGGGGTTAGACATATTGACTCTATACGTTCTTTTGCTGAATCATTTTATATTCTTCTATGTGGAACTGGAATTGGATTTGGTTTGAATAAATATTTTCTTGGTCGTCTCCCCGACCTAGTAAATGAAAATGACAAAACTGGCTCTGTTCTTACTTATCCCGTCCAAGACTCAATAGAAGGATGGGCTGATTCTTTAGAGGCTTTATTAAATTGTTATTTTAAAAACACAGCCTATTCTGGAAGGAAAATCGTTTTTGATTATAGCAAAATCCGTCCGCGCGGCGCACCGCTTAAAACTGGCGGTGGGAAAGCCCCCGGATATAAGGGTTTGAAAAATGCTCACAAGAAAATCAAAATACTTTTGGACGCTATTATAGAGGATAAACATCAAACCCGCCTTAAAACCATTGATGCTTATGATATTTTAATGCATATGAGTGATGCAGTTTTATCGGGCGGTATCAGACGTTCTGCTTGTTCTGTTATTTTTGATGCTGGAGATGAGGATATGATGAACGCCAAAACTGGTAATTGGTTTAAGGATAATCCTCAACGAGCCAGAAGTAATAACTCTGCAATTATCATTCGTGGCAAAACAACCCTTAAAGAATTTAAAACGCTTATAGGAAAAACAAAAGAATTTGGAGAACCGGGATTTATTTATGTGGAAAACGAGCAGCAATTATTAAATCCATGTCAGCCAAAATGGGCAAAACTTTTGACCCAAAATGGTATCAAAGAATTAAAAGATGTTAATATTGGAGATGAAATTTGGTCTTCTGAGGGTTGGACTAAAATTGTCAAAAAATGGTCAACTGGTGTTAAAAAGGTCTACGAGTATAGAACGACAGCGGGAGTTTTTTATGGAACCGAAAATCATAAATTAATTTCTAATGGACAAAAGATTGAAGCCAAAGATTGCGAATCTATTGATATTTTAAGTGGAGAATATAAGTCAATCTGTGTTTTAGATACTCAAGATATTATGGACGGACTGGTTTTTGGAGATGGGTCGGTGCATGAGGCAAGTAATAATTTAGTTCATTTGTGCTTGGGAGAAAATGACCACGACTACTTTAAAAGTGAGGTGGCGGATTTTATCATAAAACACAGACCGGGATTACACGATTTTGCTTATCAAGTCAAAACTACCATTACTCACGATGAAATTCCAAAAACCTATAATCGTAGTATCCCAGATAGATTTTTTTATGGTAGTTATACCAAAAGGTGTTCATTTTTACGAGGGCTTTATTCTGCCAATGGGAGCATTTGTGGAAATAGAGTTACACTCAAGGCATCGTCTTTTAAAGTTATTGAACAGGTTCAAACAATGTTATCTTCTCTTGGAATCAAATCATATTATACGACTAATAGACCAACCCAAGTTGAATTTTCAAATGGTATTTATGAGTGCAAACAGAGTTACGATTTAAATATTTCGACTGACCGAGCGAAGTTTCAACAAAATATAGGTTTTATACAGGGATATAAAAACGAAAAATTGTCGAAAATCATCAATTCGACTACTCTAAAAAATAAAGTAAAAAATAATTATGATGTTGTTTCTATTAATTTGGTCTCGGAAGAGGAAGTTTTCGATATCACCGTAGATAATCCATCTCATACTTATTGGACGCAGGGTTGCAATGTATCAAACTGCTACGAAATTTCATTCATTCCAGTAACATCAGACGGAAGAACTGGATACCAGTTTTGTAACCTGACTTCTATTAATGGAACTAAAATAACATCCCTACAAGATTTTAAAGACGCTTCTTGGGCGGCTTCTTTAATAGGAACTCTGCAAGCCGCTTATACTTCATTCCCATATCTAGGACACACCTCTGAAGAACTGTCTCGTGAAGAAAGCCTTTTGGGAGTGAGTATAACAGGAATGTTTGACTCGCCGGAAATACTTTTTAATGAAAAACATCAAAAAGAAGCCGCTAAAGTAGCGGTTGATACAAATAAAACTTGGGCTAAAAAAATCGGCGTCAATCAAGCCGCTAGAGTAACGTGCGTTAAACCAGAGGGAACAAATAGCATAGTATTGTCGGCCTCTTCTGGAATTCATGCCCATCACGCTAAGAAATATTTCCGCCGGATACAAGTTAATAAAGATGATAATATTTTTAAATTTTTTAAACTATACAATCCGCACGCTTGCGAAGAAAGTCAGTGGAGCGCAAATAAAACCGACGAAGTAATTACTTTTCCTATTGAAGTCCCCGCAACTTTTAAGGTCAAAAAAGATTTGACCGCCATCGAACATCTCAAATTAATAAAACTTACCCAAGAAAACTGGGTTCAGACTGGGACGACAGAAGCGAATAAAAAACCACTTCATCATAGCGTATCTTGTACTGTAATGGTAAAAGATAATGAATGGGAAGAAGTAACCAAGTATCTTTTCGAAAACCAAAAAGACTTTACAGCCGTTTCATTATTACCTTATTCTGGCGATAAGATTTATAAACAAGCACCAATGGAAGAAGTATCGACCCCAGAAGATGAAATTAAATTTAATGAATTAATCAAAAATTGGACTCGTGTGGATTATAAAAAATTGCAGGAGGAAGACGATGCGACATTACATTTGGCAGAGGCATCATGTCAAAATGGAGCGTGTGAATTAACCAAGATTTGATATGTATAAACAACTCCAATTTAAGTTCAAAGACGTTAATCAATTGGAATTTGAATGTTTGCATTTACCTTTGATTGAATGGTGTCGGCATCGGGATGATATTATGAAAGAATGGTTCTATGATATGGTCGTTCGGACTTTCAGGGGAGAATTTGGGCTTGACAAATAGGGAAATTTAGTTTAATATAGTGTAATAGAATTTATGGGGCCGAAAGGTTTCGACATTCGTTATTTGAAATATGGAGCAAGTCTGAGTGTTGGTGGCTCAGTAAAAACCAACAAAAAACTTAATTGCCAACGCAATCAAGAGTCTGGCCTTCGTCGCTTGTATGAGCTTCGACCGGCAAGAAGTCATGGCGTAAACTACGCCGTCCGTTCTACTCTGGAAGTCTGATAAAGAAATAGAGCGTAATCATTGGACAAAAAACATTATTATCCGTTGAAATGTTAAAAAATAATGGATTATGGGTGGTGAATTTTTCAATTAGTATATCCATCCGAAATAAAAAGTTGATAAACTTGTAGTTGCCGTATTTAGGATAAGGTCTGCACCCCGCTTCGATGCGGGCGGCTCCATCATCTTTTCTTTTGAACTTTATCGTTGCTGGCGACTCTAATGTATAATGACTAAAACTACTCAAGACGCCGACCTAAAAAATCAAATGGTAGAGGAGGCTTTACTAATTCTAAATTCTGTCGGTTTCCTAGAGAAACAAATCAATGACAAATTCAGTCTTCTTGATGAGGCAATTAATAATAAATTATATAAAGAAGCCGAAATCCTCGAACGTCAAATCCGCGCCCTAGTGAAGAAAATCGGGCGGGAAAACATTAATATGGACATCTTTATGCTAAAATACACTACTATAGTGCATGAAAAAGAAAAATTGGTATATCATAGTGAACGCGCATAATTCATTTTTGTATGGCTCATTCCCCCGCACCAAGGACGGTAAAACGGCGGCAGTAGCGTATAAGGACGAACTTAAGAAGAAAAATAAAAGTTTAAAACTCGTAATAAAATGAACCACAACGTCAAAGCCCGTGCCCGGATACAAATTACCGTGGAGATAGATTCAGAGTCCCCTTGGGGAGCGACATCGGTTATAGGTCAATTGTATGACCAAGCGAGTAAGGAAGCGGTAGAGAAACTGATGGGTGTAATACGAAAACAAATTCCTACCGCCAAAATCATTGGAGACCCGAAGGTTATTAGCGTTATCACAGACCCAGTATGAGTTGCTCCTGTAACCCCGAAAACCCCCAAAAGAAAGCAGCCTTGGAGTTGATTAACCAAATTATCATCCTTGCCCAGATTGAAGACAAAGCCTTCCGCGACTTAAAGAGGCAGGGAAACAATAATAATGTATTACCCGCCGGAATCTCGCCGGTGGAGTTTCATTTAAAGAGTTTGAAGGAGTTAGTGGAGAAAATATGATTAACGTTTCCTATATAAAATCCTTATTTTTTATTCATCAGTCGCTTAAAGTCCCTATTACAGCGTCCATTCATTGCTCCCTTTTTAAATACAAAATCGACACAGAAATCAAGGATGGCGTCTTAGAAATTTTTTATAACGATTATAAAATCTGGCGGGAGTCACTCGTCGCGGAGCCAAACTTTTTTGGCGTTGAAACTTGCAGCGAAATCGCGAGGATTGTATCGATGATAGACGCGGGGGATATGCAATGGAAGTCTCGGTGTAGATTTGAGGTTTAGTTTTTGCTTGACATTTTAAGAAGAATCTCTTATACTGGTTATGTGGAAAATACGGAATTTACGATAAAAATAGAAGGGGCTTCGCAAAAAGCCCGCGCCTACCTCGTCTCCCACTTCAAAATCAATGATAATGACCTTGACGATATTATCCAGCAATCCACAATGAACGCCCTTAAAAATCTCCCCGCGTTTTCGGGGAAAAGCCATTTTGATACATGGTTCCTCTCCATCTGCAAGCACGAAACCTCAAAAATGTTGAGGAATAATGCCCGATTTTCGGGGATGGAAAACGTGGATTTCGGCGGACATGAACCAGAAGTATTTCAAAAAATACATACCGACGACTGCGTTAAACTCATTCATAACGCGATGAAATCCCTGAGCGAGAAGCATCACGCTATTATCAAAATCGTCTTGGAGAATTCATCCTCCTATAAAGAAATCGCCGACGTTCTTCATATTCCAATTAACTCCGCAAAAACCCGCCTTTTTTACGCCAAAAAACACTTGCGAAATATTATTGAGCGCGAGAACAACATTCCTGATTATGTATATTATTAAAAATAAAGGAGGAATTTTTTCACAAGAGCAGTCGGCATTTATAGAAGAGCATTATACTCATAAGGGTTCTCTTTTTTGTGCTACACAATTAGGTTTTACTCCACAACAAATCTGTACGAGGGCGCATCTTCTTGGGTTAAAAAAGATTTGGTTTGACGAAAAGGGTAGGAAGATTTGCGGACATTGCAAGAAATATAAAAAACCTAAAGATTTTCCAATGAGGGATTCTAAAAAAGGTAAAATATCTGCTCGTTGCCGTAAGTGTTGTACAGAATGTACGAGAGAATATCTAAAAATTCCAGCAAATAGAGAAAGGTTAAATCGCAATCGGCGTGATGCACTGAGAAAAAATCCCAGTTTTTGTATGGGAATGTTAATTTCTTGTAAAATTAGAGAAGCTATTAAGGGGCAGACTGGGGAGAAAAACAAGAATTATGCAGAAGCTCTTTTAGGTATTCCTATTATGGAATACAGAGAGTATATTAAAGATAAGTTTATAAAGGGGATGGCTTGGGAAAATTATGGTGAATGGGACATCGACCACATAAAGCCCTTATCATCGTTTGATTTAACAGACCCAGAACAACAAAAAATCTGTTTTTATCATACTAATACACAACCGCTATGGGAAGAGGATAATCAAAAGAAAGGGGCAAAAATTGTTCTCTAACGACACATATAACTTCCTACGAATAGAAAACGTAGATAAGATTCCATTCCCCTCACAGATAAAAGACAATCTCGCGGGATATGACTGGTCTAATCATACTTGGAATACTTTTGGACTTCCGGCATTTCATAGTACCTTTACTATCACCGGCGACCAATTATATTTTGAAAAAGACGCCGACGATAACATGGCTCTGCGGAAAGAAGATTGGAGTGGTCAAATTTTAGCCAGTTGCGTAATCCCGAATCCCAACAACTGCGGGGAGGTTTATTTTTTAACATTTGAACTTACATTTTGCCACGGAACTTTAAGTGCGGCGACCCTCAAAGAATTCAAGACTCAACCCAAAGTAGATTACGATACGGGTCTGGTAAAGTTCCAAACCAAACTCGCCAAGAGCATAAAACTCCGCAATTCGTGGTATTTTAAGTGGTTATATCTGCCGTACTTTTACCTTCTGAAATGGATATCTGTGGGGGTTGTTTTTGTTGTGGAATTTATATTGAGGGTATTTTGTTGGATTGTAGATTTGTTGTTGCCGATAAAGATATGAATGAAGAATTTGAGCGTTGTTGTCTACAGTGGAATCCCAATATAGAAGCAATACATTGGGGTTTAAAAATGGCAGCAATGAATGGAACTCCTACTAAATTTGATAAATTTGTTTACTGTCCTTGGTGTGGCAAGAAATTGAGTGAAAGAAAGCCCTTTAAACCATGAAATTAGCAATCATAGGCTCTCGGACTTTTAATGACTATTATGCCGCCGAACAAGTTTTTCTTAAAGAATTTCAAGGTCAAGACATAACAGAAATAGTCAGCGGCGGGGCTGTTGGAGCAGATTTAATAGGCAAAGATATAGCAGTTAATTTTAAATTAAAATATAAAGAATTTATCCCCGACTGGCAAAAATATGGTAGAAGCGCGGGTTTTAGACGTAATCAACTTATTATTGACTACGCTGATATAGTGCTGGCATTTTGGGATGGGAAATCCAAGGGGACTTCAAACTCAATAGACATAGCAACGAAACAGGGAAAGAAAGTAATAACTCATTTATTTAGTTGAATTTTCTTAATTTTAATATAATACTCTATGTCACCAGCACCACTAAATTACGGAGATGGGTCTACAGCTACCTATTTATGGGACGCTCCCGAACCCGAAGATTCAAAACATATTGACATGGGTATAGTCAGGAATATACAGTTAAAAGTTGATATTACTGATGCTTGCAATAAAGCCTGTCGAGAAAATGTATCTAATACCCCAGATTTTATCCTAGCGGAATACATAATGGCCGCACTTGACGCTTTTGAAAAAGCCAGTATCGCGCGGGAAAAGTGGTATGGTAAATCTTTAAGTATCGGCGGAAATTAATTTATGCAAACAGAAAACCAACAAGCCCTAATCAATAAAATCATCGCAGAATCGCCCAATAAGAAATGCGCGGGATGTGGGCATGAATACTTTATCCGAGCCACGATTCAAAAGGAAGTCTCTGCCGTTTTGAGCGGTACAGGCAAGCCAGAAGTTCTCCTAGCGGAAATATTACTTTGCCAAAAATGCGGGGAAAAGTCAGAACAGAATAAGATTATTTCCTAATATGCAAGCTAAGACGAAAAAACAATCCCGCCGAGACGCGAAAATCAATAAAATAGTTGTTCAAGCTCTCCAAGATTTATGGAGAAGGGATTTAATAGAGATTGAGCGGCAAATGAAAACTCATCTTGACTGCGTTGCGGGAGAAGGTTGTAAGTCCTCGTCCGAAACACTTAGTCGGTAGTTTTCTTCTGCTCCGCTAGAGGCTCGGAGTTCGGCTTGACGCTAGAAGCCTCGTTCGCGGTTTTATTCAGGGGAAGATTATGTTGGAAAGCGGGCGGGACATTTTTCAGTTCTGGCCAATTTTTAAGAATTTCCTCTTCGCTAAACCAGCCTTTGCCGTCCCATTCATCAAGTGATGTGTCGCGGTTTTCTGGAGCCACATTATCATTCAGATAAAAATCGGAAAGTGTGTTTAGTTTTAGAAGCGGGGTTTCGTCGTGACCATCAGTGTTGGCTTTTGAAACTTTAGACGCCCAGTGGTTAGGCAAATATTTTGGGCCGGGATTGTTTAAGTCGGTGGCGTTGCTATCAAAATCAACTCTCACCACGCTGCCGTCCGCAGCCTCCGCGTAGACTGCAAAGGCTTTCGGCCCCTTGGATTTAAACGGGCGGTGAAGAAATTTATCCTTCTTGGCTTTAGCGATACTCTGTGAAAAGTCGACGGTGATATTCATAATATGGATAATTACACCTATTTTTGCGACTTGGAGGCTTTTTCTTCCAAATGCTTCTGGAGCAAGTCGCCGAGATTATTCAGGGGTTTCTTCGCGCCAAGTCCGGGTTGCATCCCGCCATCATCGTAGCGTTGACCGTCCCATGCCGAAAGTTGGAAGGGGGGCGGCGTAAAACCGGAATCGAAGCTTTCCTTTGATAAGTAATTGTCCCCGACAGGATTAATTTTTGCTCCAGCCTTCTCTTCTAATTGTAGAGAGTCAACAACCCCGCCGTCATAACGAAAACCGCCTTTGTGGTCGCCGGATAAAATAGAGGTAGGGTTTTGTGCCATTGAAATCGGGCTGCTACGTCCACTCGGAAATTCTATGAGGAACGCACTATTGGGGTCGACTGCCATTTTCTCCGAAGCAAAATCTGCGTTTCGGTGGTAACTTTGGTCGAAAATATCGACTCGAATCCTGTCATTGTCAACTGTAGCCCCACTTTGAGCAAGTGTCTCTTTCGGTAGAAAATCGCGCGTCATATCCTGTGTTGCTTTAAAAAAATCTTTACTTTCTTCGTGTAAATCGCGGGGTTTGAGAATCGTTTTAACAGAACCACTTACACTCGCGGAGTTGATTTCTTGTGAAATTTTGTCAACAACGTCGGGGTTGGCTAAACGCTGTTTCCAATATTGACGGGTAAAATCACCGGGTTGCCCGTCTGCAAAAAGGTCAAGTGGCTCTCGTGAAAATCCCATATTGTTATATTACACAAAATTGTCCTTTATACTTTCTCTTATTTCTACTATAATACTCAATGAAAAAAATCCTAATCTTGTCTGCTATCGTTTTGTCAGTTTTCGCGGTATCTGCGATTGCCCAGACCAATACCGTCCCCGCAGGAACAAACGCGCCTGTAGTGACGCATAACGTCGAATCTGACGCCATCCAGTTGGTCTCTGATATCGCGCCGAATGTTGGCTGGAAGAATCTTGCGGCTCTAATTTTGAGCGTCAATCTTTTGGCTCAAGGTATTAACAACTACTATCTCAAACGCAATCCGAAGGCTCAAAACAGCACTTTAGGCAAGTTAGTGGCTCATGTCGCGGTTGACCCGATTACAGTTCCCGCAAATAAAGTGTAATTTTAGAAAATAATACTTGACATTTTCCGAAAAGTATGCAATAATTAGTTATATGAAAAAAATCCTCATTTCTCTCTCGTTTGCCCTGATGCTGGCGGCTGTTGGTTTTGGAATCGCGGGGTGTGCGACGAATGCTAATTTGGCTCCTAACGGCGCTTATTCGAATGACGCCTTCCTCTACAACGTAGATTCTGTAGTAATTTCCTCATATTCGTCCATCGATGCGTTTTTGGTTTTTGAGACTGCGAATGAAAATTATTTCAAAACGAATTCTCCCGCAACATTTGCTTTGGCCAATACGATTCGTGCTAAGACTCCAAAAATCCTCTCTGATATTAATATTGCCAGAACCGCTTATGTCAAATACTTTTCAGAAACGAATGCATCGTTTGCAGATTTGCAGTCAGCTAGTAACACGCTATCTTCCGCTTTAACAGAGATTACATCTGAGGCGACTAGCACATCAACCGTTTCAACAAACATTACCCAATAAATTTATGGCAACAACTACACAAACAACAATCGCGGTCGGAGCTAATGACCTCAGTGCAGCAGTCAACGCGCTGCTACCCGTTTTATCCGCATATATTCCGGCGGTTGCTTCGAATGCCCAATTAGTTACGTTAGGTACATCTGCACTAACGAGTTTGGCTACACTGATTGCTAATTTGCCAATTTCTACTGGGACTATTAGTGTGGCCCAACAGAGCGCTTTGCTCGCTCAGATTTATACGATTCTTTCCGGCTCGGAATTGGCTGGAAAAGAGTGGGTCGTTCAAACATAATTTAAACTTTAGTGTTCATAGAGACTCCAAGTATTAATTTATTTGGAGTTTTTTCGTATAATAAACAATGAAACTCTTTAATTTGATTATTTTAATTCTATTGATGGGTTTTTCCTGCTTTGCTCAAACCAACGCCTTTTCTAATCTCGAACTCAAATTAGAGCAGCCCTTTACGAATCGTGAATATACAGTGGAAGTCGGGGGTCTGTATGGTTTCTCCACTAGACAAGTCGGCGGTTTTGTAGATTTATATACACCTATTGGTGCGACAAATTCCGCGTTTGGAATCGGTACTTCTATAGCCTACATGGGTAGTTTTTACAACGCCAATATCAACGGCAAAATCGGTGTAGAGATTCCGCGAACGAGCCTTTATGCTTATGTTGAATCAGGCGGGGGCTTGGATTTAAAAACTTCTACACTTATTAACCAAGACTTCGCTGGACTTATATATAAAAAACAATTCACCAAAAGAATACTCACGGGGGGCGTGGCTATTGGGAAAATTTCTAATTATAATGGATGGATTTTGGCATTTGGCGCGAGTTGGACTTTTTAGTTAGTGTAATTAGTTGGGTGAAGAAGTCGAAAACTAAATACATTCTAATAATTTCGGGAGGTGGCTGCAATGGCGAGTTACCAACACACCTAATCAAAGAAATTGAACGGGTTAGCGGTAAAAAATGTTGTGATATATTTTCGATGATTAGCGGCACTAGCATCGGGGCGATTGTCGGAGGGCTTTTATCTATTGGAATTCCTAGTCAAGACTGCCTCCAATTCTTTTCTGATAATGCTCCTGTAATTTTTCATAGAGAATGGTATGATTTCGGCTTGTTTTCTCCAAAGTATAAAGCTGGTATTATAGAAGGAATTCTTAAAGGAAAATTCGGGAACAAAACCCTCAAAGATTGCAAAACAAAATTACTTATCCCGACTTTTGACCTCGTTTCAGAAGACCCTTTCTTTTTTAAGAGTTTTGACGGCAAAGATTATCCTCTTTGGGTAGCGACTCGTGCCAGCAGCAGCGCCCCACTATATTTTCCTGCGTTCAAACACGACGGTCATGTATTTTTTGATGGTGGATTGTTCGCGAACAACCCTGAAGTTTGCGCTTTGGCCGAAGCTGTTAAGTTGGGTTGGGATTTAAAAGACATTAAAATTCTTTCTCTAGGATGCGGCGATGTCCCCGCAAAAGATAATCCAGAGCAGTATATCAACTGCGGTGCTTTAAAAAATTTAATTAAAGTATTCTCAATTCTCTTTACGGGCGGAACAGAAGATTCAGATTATCAATGCAAACAAATCCTCGGAGACAACTATCTTTCCATTAACCCAAAAGTAAAAAATCCTCTGGGACTTGATGACACTTCTCCTAAAGCACTTCAACAACGCGACGAACTTGGCCGCGAATGGGTCAAAAACCACTTCTGGCAGATAGAAGAGTTTCTCAATTTAAAATAATCCCCGTACTTCTACTAATAGTACAACACCTAATCAGGTCTTAACCTAATTTTTGTGTAAATAAAGGATGATTATACCTATATCGTCCGCCGAGCCAGTGTATTACATCGTGGGGATTATTACCGCCGCCGTGACATTTATACCACTTGTATTTCATAAATTTATGAAACTTATACGGGCTATCAAATCTAAATTCCTCTATTACGAAGAAATGCAATCTAAAATTGAAAAAATCTTCCTCGAAGTCACTCCAAATCACGGAACTTCAATCAAGGACAAAATCAACAAATCTTTTGAACAGTTAGCCAAGAATACAGAATTGACAGAAAAAATCTTCTACCGCCAAAGATGGATGTTAGATAACCAAGATGTCGCCATTTTCGAGAGTGACGCCGAAGGAAAATGTGTTTGGGCTAATACCGCGTATCTTGCCTTGGTTAAGAGGGATTTGGCATTTGTGTTGGGAGATGGATGGAAAAATATTGTAGAAAGCAATGATAGGGAGCGCGTGATACATAATTGGATTGCTTCGGTAAAAGACGGAATTAACGCCGAAGACACTTATAATATCGTAGATGGAGAGGGGAAGATAATAAAAGTATTTTGCGCGGCCTGTAAAACCGAAAAAACAGGGTACATTGCTTCTATTAGGTTGATTAACTCAACTGACGCGATTAAATACGCGATTAAAGACGCGGCTCAATTAATTACTACTGCCAGCGAAAAGGCTTCTAAAGATATTGAGATAGCGGCAGATACCGCTTCGAAAATACTTACGAAACACGCCAACGAAGCAATAGAAACACTTTCTAAACGCGCCCAGATTGCTGCTGAATTGTTGAAAACGAACGCCGAATCGTTAAAAAAAGCAAATAATTCTTGACTTTTCCCGAAAAATACCCTACTATTGGGTATGCCAAAGTCGTTTTTTACCCAGTTTTCAGAGTGTCGCGCCAAGTGTCTAAATAAAAAGACCAAATTTTTCTCTTTTAAAAAGAACCCCGATTTACTCCCTGCGATTCCTTCTCCCAAAATGTTCCAACTGATAAAATCAAACAAATGGCAGGGCGTGACTTTATTGAGATGTTTTAAATTCGGCGGGATTTGTTCGGGCGGGAACGTAAAGTGTCGAGCAATGCGTGGTCTTCCCGCAAGAGAAGTCGATAAAAGGTTTCAATAATTATGGACAAATACAATCCCGGTCGAGCAGCGAAACGCGCGGAACTAAAACGCCGCCTAGTGGAATTCCACGGCGGGGCCTGTCAAGAGTGTGGCTACAAAAAATATTTGGGAGCTTTACAATTCCACCACAAAGACCCCGCGAAAAAGAAATTCGGCCTAGGCGAATGGCTGTGTCATAATTTTGAGATTCTGAAAGAGGAGTTTAAAAAATGTAATTTACTCTGTGCAAATTGCCACGCGGAAGAAGAGGCTGGAATATGAGTGATAAAGAATACGCCGTCGAATACGCGAAAGATAACGTCAAAAACGCGGAATCACGCCTTCGCGAAGCTAAGAAAAATTTGGAAGAGGGGTATAAAAAGTCCCAAGCACAAGTTGAACAGGCTAAGTCCGATGCAGAACGCGAATATACGCGACTCAAGGAAGAAGTCACCCGCGCCCAAAATTCAGTTGATATTAATAACAAATATTTACAATCCCGCGAGGCTGACTTAGAGAATGGTTTTGACAAATAATTTATGAGAACCCAACAAGACGAACAAATTTCGGAAATTCTCGATGATATCCGCGACGAACTTGAAAACGCCAATAGCCACAACCAAGTAAATTTACCTTGGGATTTTTATAATGCAGTCCGGCATTTGGTAAAAGAGGAGGACAGGGTGGAACTTATGGCAAAGAAGTGATTTTTACAAATACTCAATGTAAATTAATTTATTTAAATAATTTTAAAATAGAAGAGCAATAGTATCGTGTAAATATGAGAAATGTCCCTCTCATTTACCCTCAACCAAATAGAATATTTTATTGAGTTTCTAGAAAATGGCAAGATACAATTTTACTCCTTTACCCTCCAAAAAGTGGTTGCGTGTTATCCCATCAACATCGCTCGCGAGGATTTCGCACAATGGCCGGAGGAGATAAGAGAAGGAATAAAGGGATTTTTGTGGTTGAAATGATTGAATTTGTTAAGGAAAATGAGAAAATTGAAATATTTGAATTATTTGCTTGTTATTTTGTGAAGTTCAGTGTAAGATATAACAGTTAAATGAAATTTAGTACGACAATTAGTATGCAGCGCGAACCCCTCATAAAGGGTTATTCGCCGTCATTACAACATAATTGTTGGGCGGGGGATAGAAAATAAATGGGTGACTAGGATTTAGAGAAAATAAGTAATAGTCGCCCTCGAAAAGAAGTTTTCGGGGATTTTTAGTTTTTGGGTAGTTTTTTCTGATAAAAGCTGCAAGATGGAATAAAATCCGTGAAATTCGGACGTAGAGGCAGAGTGTCAAATCACAGAGCCGGTAGCAGTCGGACTCTCGAAGCAGCACTGACTATCACCAACGAGAGGTCATTATGATGGGTTGAAAGACTTGTTGTTTTTGAATTTAATTTTTAATTTTGCGGAGATGATGTAAATGGGTAAACATAGAAAATTCCAAACTTTCCTATCAGGACTCCCAAGCCTGTCTCCGCGCCATTTTATATCTGAAAAATAAGGGTAAGTTATCATTGTTAATGAGTGAAGAGAAATTCCGCTTATCAAACTTTTTCTTGAATTTGGGGAATGGGATTGCCTTGGCGTGGTCGCCGCACTTGCAATGCGAATACAGACGAGTTCGACGCTCGTATTCTCCACCATCGTAGTTTGAGATAGCGGCAATTCTAGTACGCTGTAAACGTACCGCCTTCGGGCTTCACTCGTTCGAGTCGAGTAACTACGACCACTTTTCGCAAGAGGATAGAATCGCTTGCCCGACGCAAGGAATTGCGTCTCTCTTTTATCAGGTGCGTATAATAACGGCTAATTTCTCAGTTTGTGAAACTGACTAACCGAGGTCGGCACTCGGCCACCTGACCATTTAAAATTTGTCGCATGGTTGCGGTACGACAAAGCGGAGAAGTAAGTTAGTCGCGGTGAGAGGTTTACTGGTTTAGTCCCAGAAAAATCAGCGATTTCCGGTGTAATTCTTCCTATGGAATATACGCCCAATACCCCCGAACAAAACGCGGAATATTTTGAAAGCCAAGACCATAAGACATGGCAGAAATTGGCCGGATTAAACGACTACTCCCCCGATGGGATTCAGGAAACTGAACCACACTACGCAGAATGAGGGCTGAGAAAACTCGGCTGATACATGCTGGCTCCGATGACGATTGGAAATGGGGTGATTTAGTTTACGGGTTTTTAATGGCCGACTTTAAAACACAACCGCTCGAAAGTTTTTTAGAGAATCAGGAGAGTTTAAACTTCACGCTGGGAGTAGTTAGCCGTTTTGAATGTCCTGATTACGACGTTTTGAAAATCGAGTCAAATTGTGACGCCGCGCAGCAGTTACATTATAATTTAAAAAATAATTTCCGCGATTCGATAGCGACCAGTTTTCCGATTTATCACCCACATTGTACGCTTGGTTACGTTAAAAAAGGCGCACACCCAGAATTAGATGGGCATTCGGCCTTCGCGGGGAAGAAGTTTTCTGTAAGCTCTCTTCTCTACTCCCCGCCGGATAGGGCTGGAAGAAAATATTTGAAATTAAGAAAATAAGTGTAATATAATCGTATGGAAATCTCAACCGCGAAAATAATCTGTCAGTGTGATTCATGTAAGGCGACTTTGAAAAAAGACGACGGCGACCAAGATAAGTTTATCAAAGCCACTCTCGAAAATGGTCGCGGAAAGAATCAGGATTATTTCTACTGTGATGAGGAATGTTTACGGACTCATCTTAATGCTCGCGCGAAAAGAAATCGTTCCCGCGCCTCTATTATTGAAATAGAGTTCGATATTCCCGCAAAATTAAAAGCTACAGCCTCACTCGCAAAATGTTCCAGATGTGGAACTATTGCCAACATCGCCACCCAACCAGAAATTTGCATGGGCGCGGTCAAGTGCGAAAAATGCGGCAATCCCGTAACGCAAGCAACGGCATTGGAAACTAATCCTCGATAATTTTTATAGATGCTTGATGTAGCGGCTCTGCATGGTTCTCTTTGAAAGAACACGTTTTGGCTCGACCCCAAAAGCATCTTCCATTTCGGACTTATGGTGAAAATGAATATCGCGCTAGGTTTCTACCCTTGAGTTTCTGGTTTAATTCCAGATAGGTCCACCATTTGCACCAATTTCTCCTTGACAAATCCCGAAAACTCCTTTACTATTGAATTATGAAAGAAACAGCAACAGAACTTGAATATTTGTCGTGGTTCCGCTGTAACGCCGATTTCGGCCCCGCCGACCAAGATGTAATTGATGACATGAATCGCCAGTTCAAAGAGGAAACTGGCAAGGAACTCCCAGAAGGATGGGAATGATTTACAACGAGTGACCTTATTGCGAACGGCACAGCATACGGATTTAAACCCCGTGG